TTCACCCTTCTCTACCATTTGAGCTATAATAGCATAATTAACAATGTCTTGGTAGGTGTCAATTAGGGGCTCATTTTGAGCTTGTCTCTTCTTTATAATAAGATTCTTCCACCTACTAATTTTATCAGAAATTCTATACCATAAACCTGTTAAAGCAAAGTTAATTTCCTCCCTTGACTCAAGTTGTGTTCCTGCTGAGATGTTTGACATCCCATAGTCGAGATGTTTATCACAAAATAATTTAAATTGCTCAGTCATTACTATCTTATAACTTCTATATATCTCAGGATATTGCTCCTTAACTAATTGAATTGAGTCTTTATTTGGTGTTTCTTCCATAGTATTTTTCATATAATTCATCATCTTTAATAATACATTCTTCACATACAATTCCCCTACCTACTGTGTTTAGTAATTGATCATAAAAAGCTAACTCATCTAATTTTTTTAAATCAGCTTTAGATGTGGTAGGATCTTCTAATTTCTTCCACCAATCATTTCTTCCTAATTTATCTATTTTCTTTTCTAGATTTTCTTGAATTGGAGTCATACCATAATAACTCCAAGACATATCAGTTTCTTTACTGCAAAATTGACATTTATTCATTTTAATAACTTTTTTATTTCTTTTTCATCATGGCCTATATCTTTCAATAAAGTCATAATATCATCTTTACTCATAATATCAATATAAGTAGAAGCTTCTGAGGAGCCAATCTCAAAATAAGATGCAACTTTTTCAATTAATTCTTTATTTTTTGTTGACTTCTTAGCTTTAATATATTTAAAGTAAGTTTTTCTTTTAGGTATCATTTCTTTATATAAATTATATATCTGTTTTTTGTTATTTGGCATTAAACTTTGTGCTAAATCAGCGAGTTCAGTGTAGTATACATTCATACTTATGAATCTATGGACCATATATGAGTTGAAATTCTCCCAGTCTTTATCTGTAAATTCTTCAGCTGATATTTATGGAGAGTAATTTCATCTAACCAACAAAAAATTGATTTGGTTTTATTTTTGGTAGGTTTCTTTGAATCTTTTATAGTACCAATCTCTTGTATCCTCATCTAAGTCTAAATATTCAATGTTATTTCCTATAATCCAATCTGTAAAGGATTTAGCTGTTTGTTTTTCTTCTTCTTCTTGTTTAATTTTTGTTTTATTCATAATCTTATATTCCTAATTCAGAGTACTCCTCCCTTAATTCTTTTGGTAGTGAGTCTAAAATAATTTTCTTTGAGTCAAGACAATAAAATACTGGAATTGGGAGAAGAGCATCCTCTGTTCCTCCAACTACGAATTTAGATACTTTTCTCATTATAAAGGCTTGTCCAAATAAATGGCCACCATCGAATCCTTCAATTGCCGTTGTATTTTCAAAGTCAATACTCATTTGTGGTTGTTGTGTGTTCATAATTTTATTTTTTATTTTTTTTTATTTTAATCCGTATACTGTTACTTCTACCCATCCTTTTTCAGAATGATTAGCTTCTGCTTCTAATCCTTGATTTTTTAATTTTTGTTCAAGTTTTAAAGCAGCCTTCCATAGTTTTTCTTCAGGGACTTCATCATGCTCATCATCATAACAAACACGACCCCTACATTCATACATTGAATTTTCTTCATCATACTTAAAAGTATAACCATCTATAGTTTCTCTTTCATTCATATTACTTGTGGTTTTTTTATTTCAATAATACGTGAGAGGCAGGATGCAATATTGATCTCTTTATCAATTCTAAAATTCGAATGATATTGATGTTCATTTAAAATTACAGCTACTGATCCTTCTCTACCAACCGCATACTCTGATGCTTTGTCAAATAAAATTCTATATAATTCCTCAAAGTCTTTAACACCTGAGTCTGCTATTATTTTTCTTAAGACTCTAAAGTTGGTGTTTTTCTTCTTTAACTCATCTATGATTTCTTTTGTGTAGTTGTTGGATACAATAACTGACTTATCTAATATTAATTCATTATCCTTAGAAGATAATTGAATGGTATTTAACATTTTTCTAATGTCTGGATAGTAAGTATTAATAATTGACTTTAAGTCATCATTTAAATACTCAATTTCTTCTTTTTTAAGTATTCCATCTAAATGTTTTGCTATTTCGGTTTTTGATGGTGGTATTATTTTTAATACTTGACATCTTGATTGTAGAGGATCAATTATTCTTTCTATGAAATTACACGTCATTATAAAACGTGTTGTTCGTGAAAATGTTTCAATTACATTTCTTAGGGAGGCTTGGGCTTGAATTGTTAAAAAGTCAGCTTCATCTAATATAACTACCTTTATAGGTTTAAAAGATGCAGATGATGAAAATGATGATACTTTGTCTCTAATTGTTTCAATTCCTCTTTCATCACTACTATTAATGTAAAGAAAATCACAGTCTAAATTATTAATTATTAATTTAGCTAGTGTTGTTTTACCACAACCTGCAGGACCGTAAAATATAAAATTCTGGATATCATCTTGATCTAAGTATTTTTGTATTTTGGTTTTAATAGTTTCATTACCAACAAATTCATTTAAATTCTTAGAACGATAACGTTCCACTAGTAAAGAGTGATCCTTCATAACTTTTATTTTAAATATAATAACTTTAATTTAGTATGCCAAACTAAGATCTGTAAATGTTTGGAATGTCATTTTTATTGTATCTTTCAGCTAAATCATAAGCAAATAAAATGGCTTCATTAACATCTGTAGCATCTATGTCATCCCAATATACTTCTCTAAAACCTGAGTCACCATCTCCAGAGTAATCATAAAAAAGATCTTCAGTGTATATTTCCCACTCTCGTTGGGCGGGATCACCAGGTGATAAATCTAAAAAATATTGATCCAAAGTATTAATGTTATCTAAAAGATCAAACCTGATAACATTTCGGGGTGATTCTGTCAGAGGCTCATCAAATAATGTAGGTGATGTTGGAAATTCATATCTTACTGGCATTTTACTTTGCCGTTCTGATTTTTTAGGTATATCAAATTTACTTCCCATTTTACCTCCAAGAGTAAGGTCTCTTTTCATTTTACCCTTGAAAGTATTATATCCTTCGTTAATGGATTCATTAAACATTGCATCATCATCAGCCATATTAACTGCTTCTAGAGCCTGATCGGCTATCAGTGGATTATATTTATTGTAAAAGTCTTTAAATAATGAATCTGTGTGATATCTTCCACCCATAGTTCTAGCGGCTTTAATGCTTGCATATTCTTTGGCAGCTTCTTTAACTTTTGGATCTCCATTAAAGTATGAATCAACAACCAAATTTACCCTTTCTTCATAGTCACTAGTAACAATTTCATTAATGGGTTTATTAAGATATACTTTAATAAAGTTACCATCTTGAAAACTCCTTAAAGGATCTAATTTAAGTCCAGCTTTTGTAAGACTTTTATGAAGTTCATCTCCAGCAGATGGATTGAACATTGCAAAATTCACATATCCGGTTCCTTCTTTTGGTCCTCTTTCATGATAATAAACTGTTACATCTTCAAAGTCATCATCTTCCCATTCTCCTTTTAAGGCATCTTGAATCTCTTTAGGAAGTTGATTTATTTTGGCGTCGTAAATTGATTTATTTTCATTCATTGTATCCCCTTGTTCAGCTTTCTTTTTTATTGGATCATCATAGACTGACTCTTTAAGAAAGTCAGGTGTTAGGGCTTCTTTTATTAATTTGTTAAAGTTTTTCATGATGGATATTTTTTAGGAACCGTACTGTTCCATGTAATCAGCAAATACAGAGATTGGATGATTTTTCCCAGTTGGTACTTTGCCTATTTGTTCATCATACTCATTGAATTGTTTCACATTAACAGTTTGGTCATCTACTGGATGGAATTTATAATATGTTTTTAATTTATCTCCCATAAGACCTAATGCTTGTAATTTAAAACCCTCTCCTAGGTCTTCGAAACCTGAGTATTTACTCATTTCATCCTTTATATCTTCAAAAGTTTTAAAAGACATTTCCATTTGTTCTTCATTAATGACTCTTATTATTTCTTCTTTAATAATCTTTCTTAGTTCTGATCGTTTCATTTTTAGAGTATTTTATTATAAATATGTTAAGGATTAATACTCGTCACCATAGATATTATATCTTTTAATTGGCTCAGGTTTGATTTCTTCCTCAGAAGTTTTTATAGCATATAATTTACTATCGAAAGGAGCTAACCTATACTCTCCTTTAAATCCTGTTTTTCCTAGGTATGCTTCTAAAGCATCTGTTAAAGATTTATGAATTATTTTTTTAGGATCATCACTGAGAGTCCATCTATCACCGGGGGGGACTCTTACAGCAATTAATTCATTATGCTCAACTTGTTTTGTCTTCATTTTATTTATAAATAGTTGTCAGGGGAGGACTCGAACCTCCGTTTCAACAGCCAAAATGTTGCGTCCTGCCAAACTAGACGACCTGACAATCAGGATTACATTCCCATTCCTAACATTGATGGGTCAATTCCATTATTGTCTTTGTCTTCTTTATTATCAACAACTACAGCTTCTGTTAGTAGAATTGTTCCAGCTATTGATGAGGCATTTTGTAATGCGCTTCTTGTAACCTTTAAAGGATCAATTATTCCAGCTTTCTTCATATTAACTATTTTATTGGTTTTAATATTATAACCACTCC